CAAATGCACCTCATCGACCGAATCAGGATTACTATGTGAACCTGATGAATCAGATGAGCTACGCAGCGTTCATTTGCCCGGAAAATAAGGAGGAGATTCTGAATGACCTTCAACGATCATTCGCGTCTGAGAGGACAACACGCTTTTCTCAGCGCTAGTAAGTATCACTGGATCAATTATGATCCTGACAAGATTGCAGCAGCCTACACGAGTTTCATAGCTGCACAGAAAGGCACCGAACTGCATGAGTTTGCAGCAAAGTGCATCGAACTGGGCCAGAAGCTTCCCCGTTCGAAGAAGACCCTGAATAACTATGTCAACGATGCCATTGGTTTCCGTATGACGCCTGAGCAGGTTCTTTATTATTCCGATAACTGTTTCGGTACAGCGGATACTATTTGCTTCCGTGACAACCTTCTTCGAATCCATGACCTCAAAACCGGCGTTATCCCGGCGCACATGGAACAGCTGCTGATTTACGATGCACTGTTCTGTCTCGAATATCGAATCAACCCTGAGAAAATCCAGATCGAGAACCGCATCTACCAGTCTGATGATATTCTCATCGCAAATCCTGGCCCTGATGACATCAACCCGATTATGGACAAAATCCGTGAGGTTGATCCGATCATTGCAAAGCTGAGAATGGGAGTGTGCTGATATGATGAATCCGGTCGAGAAAGATTTGAAGAGCTATTTTGGCCTTGAGTACGGCGGCGAAGATGATATTTTGGAGCATTACGGCACCAAGCGTCATTCCGGCCGTTATCCGTGGGGAAGCGGCGAGACTCCGTACCAGCATTCTGGTGACTTTCTGTCCCGTGTTGATCAGTTGAAGAACAGAGGCATGAAAGAGGGCGAGATCCTCGATGCCATCAACAGTACCCTGCCGGACGATTATAAGCTCGGAGCCACTGAGTTCCGTGTCGCCAGAACCAAAGCTGGCCATGACCGCAAGGCTCAGCAGTGGGATGATATTCAGAAACTGAAGAATGAAAACCCTGACATGGGCTGGACTGAAATCGGCCAGAAGCTTGGTCTTCCTGAATCTACTGTCCGCTCGATGTACAAGAACGGTGTTGGAACCAAGAAGGATCAGGCTGAGAAGATTGCTGAGACCCTGAAAAAGGAAGTTGACAAGAAGGGTATGGTCGATGTGTCTGAGGGTACCAATCTGACCCTCGGTGTGTCGGAAGGCAAGATGGACGAAGCCATTTATATTCTTGAAGCAGAACACGGCTACAAGCGTTATGGCGTCGGTATCAAGCAGCCTACCAATTTCCGTCAGCAGACTAATATTACGGTTTTGGCAAAGCCTGAGTATGACCAGAGTTATGCCTATAAGCATCAGGGTGACATTCAGTCTCTGGGTGACTATCATTCTGATGACGGCGGCAGTACGTTTCGCCAGTTGCAGCCTCCCTCAAGCTTAGACTCGAAGCGTGTGGCAGTTCGCTATGGTGATGAAGGTGGCTTGGCCAAAGACGGCGTTATGGAGATTCGCCGCGGGGTTCCCGATCTGGACTTGGGCAATTCCCATTATGCTCAGGTTCGTATCATGGTGGACAACAGCCATTATCTGAAGGGTATGGCCATGTATTCCGACAATATGCCGGATGGTGTTGACGTTGTATTTAATACGAACAAATCTTCTGGTACGCCTAAGATGAAGGTCTTCAAGGAAATCAAGAACGACCCGGGCAATCCGTTTGGCGCAGCCATTACTGCTGAAGGTCAGAGCACTTATGTTGGCAAAGATGGTAAAGAGCATCTTTCTCCCATCAACAAACTGAAGTGGGAAGGCGACTGGGACGATATGTCCAAGAGCGTTTCATCTCAGTTTCTTTCTAAGCAGCCCCTGCCGCTGATTAAGAAGCAGCTTGATCTCACCATGGCCGATTATAAGGCTGAGTACGACGAGATCATGCACTACACGAACCCGACCGTCAAGAAAAAGATGCTGATGGACTTCGCGGAGAAGTGCGATGGCACATCCATGACGCTGAAGGCATCGGCATTTCCCGGTCAGGCAACGAAAGTCATCCTTCCTCTGGACAAGATCAAGGAGACTGAAGCTTACTGCCCTACATATGAGAATGGTACCCAGCTTGCGTTGGTTCGCTATCCTCATGCAGGTACCTTTGAGATTCCGATTGTCACGGTAAACAACAAGAATGCCAGTGGCAAAGCAAATCTCGGTAATGTCCGCGATGCAATCGGTATCAGTTCCAAGGTTGCTGAACGCCTGTCGGGTGCAGACTTCGACGGCGACACCGTTATGGCTATCCCAATGAGCGATAAGGTGCGCATCAACTCCACCGATCCGCTGCCCGGCTTGAAGGGCTTTGACCCGAAGACTTCTTATGCTGTTCCTGAAGGCAATCCCAACAACGTGCGTCTGATGAAGAAGGATGAGAAGCAGAAAGAGATGGGCATCATCTCCAACCTCATCACCGACATGACCCTGCGTGGAGCACCGCCTGAAGATCTGGAACGTGCGGTGCGTCACTCCATGGTCGTCATCGATGCCGAGAAGCACAAACTGGATTACAAGCGCTCCGAGAAAGAGAATGGCATCCTGGAGCTGAAGCGCAAGTACCAGATTCGTACTGAGGAAGACGGCACCGAGAAGTATGGTGGCGCATCCACCCTGTTGTCTCGTCGTAAGCAGACCGTCCGCATTCCTGAACGTCGCGGCAGCGTTCGTATCGACAAAGAAACAGGCAAACCCATCTATAAGGAGAGCGGGCGAACCTACCCTGACAAGAACGGCAAGCAGCGCATTGCAGAGACGGAAGTCAGTCGCATCTCATTGATGGACGATGTTCGGCCCTTGTCTTCGGGTACGCCTCAGGAAGAGCTGTATGCGACCTTCTCCAATTCTCTGAAGGCAATGGCCAACAAGGCACGCAAGGAATCCGTCAACATGAAGGGCATCCAGCGTGACCCGGCAGCAGCCAAGGAGTATGCCGCAGAAGTGGCGTCCCTGAACGAGAAGTATCAGGCTGTTCTGGCCAATAAGCCGAAAGAGCGCCGTGCCATGATCATCGCAAACTCCAAAATCAAGGCAATTGTCGAAGCTCGCGGTCTGGACTACAACAATAAGGACGATAAGAAAGAAATCAAGAAGATCTCAAGTGTCGAAATGCAGCGCGCACGCGAACAGGTTGGAGCTAACAGCAGTAAGACCAAGATCGTCTTCAGCGACCGTGAATGGGAAGCTGTTCAGAAGCATGCAATTTCTGATTCGCTGCTGACAAAGTTCTTGAATTCTTCTGATTCAACCGAAATTGTCAAGCGGGCAATGCCGAAAGCAACAGCAAAGCTTTCGTCTGCCAAATTGAGTAAAGCAAAGGCAATGCTCAACGGCGGATATACGTACGAGCAGATTGCTGAAGCCTGCGGCGTTTCAAAGTCCACGATTTACGATGCTCTGAACAAATAAGGTCGAAAGGAAGAAAAAATTATGGTTCGTTGTTTCATTACTACGGTCGATAATCCTTATGATCCGCACGACCAGTTCGATCAGTGGTATCGTTTTGACTGTGACCACGGCTACAACTCCTGCGGGCTCCTTGCGCGGCTCGCGTACACCTCGGATCAGCTGTCTGATAACGAAAATGCTTATGAAATTGAGCAGGCAATCGATCAAATTATCAAAGCTGATCCTTTGAACCTGTACCGGAAGGTCAAAAAGACCCTTCCCGACAGTGAAAACGGTGACAGCGCTGCTTAAACAGAACGTTTAGACAGGGGGAGGGGGTCTGAAAAATCCACCCCCTCCCTAAATCGCGCCGGTCTTTGATATTTCCCCGGAGGTAAAATTGATATTTGGGCTTTGGGTGTAGACAGAGCCGGGTATTGGATTTTCTGCTCTGATTGTTTTGGCAATCAGAGCTTTTGTAAGGGCTTATGGGATAGTGTTCTGACACCTCCTTTCAAATGGCTTGCTTTTTGGGTTTTACGGCATCATGATTTCTCCTTTACCTTCATAAAAACATTCTCTCTAACAGCTCCCATAAGCCTTTACAAAAGCTAAAAGTGCAGAAAAGTATTGAAAAAGTCGTTCAAAGTCAACGCAAAGTGCTCAAAAGCGGCACGAAAGTTAATAGAAGTGACGATAAACCCGTACGAAAGAGAATAAAAAGACAAAACTCGAAAAGAGGATGACGATGAAATTTCGAAAGAAGCCTGTTGTGATCGAGGCATTTCAGCTCGGCATCGACAATATGCCCGACTGGTTCATGGACGCCGTTGCAAGCAACGATGTTATCCTGCATGGAACGAGCGCCTGCTTTTATCACGCGCATGATACGAATGCCGACATTAAAACGCTTGAAGGCTGGCATCATGCGAATTATGGCGACTATGTGATCCAGGGAATCAAGGGTGAAATTTATCCCTGTAAGCCCGATATCTTCGAGAAAACATATGAGGCGGTTACCCGGTAACACGGATCCGCCCGAAAGGAATGAAAACGCATGAAGACAAGAAAGGTCTCATCTGGCGAGGATGTCGGAATGCGGCCGGCATTGTCTCCGGAGGCGAGAGAGAACCAGATGATCTCTCTGACAATGGATCTGGTTGAAAAGCGGCTGCGGGAAGGCACTGCTTCCTCAGCTGAAACGACTCATTTCCTTAAAC